ATGAACAAATACTGGCACCTAGAAGCACAAGATGAAAAAGACGAAGATAATCAAGGACCAATGATGATGGCTGGGTCAAGCGATGATAGTAGAGTTTCTGTAGAACATAATAAAATTTATTTTTATTCTGGCGTCACAAGACAAGACAACCTTGCTCTTAATAAACTACTTCATAGTACAGGTCACAAACTAGCAAATATTCAACAAGTCTATAAACTAAATGAAGCACCCAAAGTGCATTTGCACATTAACTCATATGGAGGATCTGTCTTTGCCGGATTTAGTTCAGTTGATTACATTAGGAACTGCCCTGTCCCAGTTGTATCTGTTATTGACGGATGCGCTGCTTCTGCCGCCACGATTATGAGTGTTGTTGCTGAAGAGCGACTAATGCACGAACACGCATTTATGCTTATTCATCAACTATCTTCTGGGATGTGGGGTAAATTTGAAGCGATGAAAGATGATATGAAAAACAATGAATTGTTAATGAAGAAGATCATCGGCATCTACGAGGAACACACTAAGATTCCAAAAGTAAAAATTAAAGATATTCTTAAAAGAGACTTGTGGTGGGACGCAAAAACCTGTTTAAAATACGGTTTAGTCGATGATATTATCACCCCATGAGCACTAAAATCTTAATTAGTGGGGCATTCGACCCCCTTCACATCGGTCACATTTTACTTTTAAAAGAAGCAGCAGAATACGGCGATGTCGTTGTCGCATTAAATAGCGATGAATGGATTATCAAAAAGAAAGGCTACATATTAGCCCCATTCGAGATAAGGCAAGAACTTGTAAAGTCAGTCCCTTATGTATCGGAAGTCGTAGGATTTGACGACTATGACGGCACAGCTTGCTCTGCTTTGGAAACAGTCAAGCCAGACTTCTTTGGAAACGGAGGAGGTCGATCTGCCTTTAATACTCCTAAAAAAGAAGCAGAACTCTGCGAAAAACTAAACATTGTGCCTGTATGGAATTTAGGCGAGAGTTTAAAAGATAACAAATATCTATTGCTTACCTTGGACAGGGTGTTGGAAGACACGCTAGAAGAAGTCGATAAGTTAAGTAAATTAATGGAAAGAATTAAAAACTTAGAGGACTAGATAAGCCGCTATCAAAAGAAGAGAGTGGTGAAGAAACTGGTCGAACCCAAGAAGGCTAATTGGACCCCAAAGACTAAGCCGTTTGTGTATGGGCTTTGTATCATCGGGATCCAATAGCAACTTAGAAGAGTTGTCTGAAATAACTCTGCTGGTCAAATAATCAACGACATAATGAAAAATGAAGTTAAGACCAGCAAACTTTAAAGCAGGCTCTATACCAACAACAAGAACTAACCCTATATAAAGAGTGCATGTATAAATCCATACGTGGGCTAGCATTGTTATTTGATTTTCGGATTTTTCTACAGACATAGAATAGGGTTGGAATAAATAATCTCCCAAATAATGAAGCGCCAATATATAAATAAACAATCCGGCTGAAATCATAATAACCTAACTACATCATAAAAGTTCCTTTCTATTAATAAGTATTAAAACGTAACACTAATGTCTTTACTTTGACAAAAAAATATTATATATTATAAAAATGAATATGTCGGGGTGGTGGAACTGGTAGACACAGCAGACTTAAAATCTGCCGCACTAAAGCGTGTGTGGGGGTTCGAATCCCCCTCTCGATACTAAAAATTTAAGTCAATATCAAAATCGCTCATTTTGGAAGGCTCGGATAATCCCAATGCCTCCCAAACTGAGCTTTTTTCTTGTTTTGACTTTTCTTTAACTTTACTTAATCTTTTTTCTTCGCCCATACGAATACTGTTTATGACGAATTCACGTAAAAGATCTTTAGGAGGAGATACAGATACAACTGGGAAATAAACATTAACAGAATGTATCATCCCTACAATCTCATCGTCCTTATTAAAAATAGGAGACCCAGAGCTACCACCCATCGCAGGTATAGAATAATAAGCCCTCAAATCTCTATCGCCCATAAAGAAACCCTCTAATAACGGGACAACATCTTTATAAAAGATACCAACTGGGGCAGCAACATTATAGACCCTTTCCCCCGGTTCTACCGAAGTCATAGGACCAGCAAGTTTTGCTACTTTTGTCGTGTAAAGATTGTGAGCGAATAGAATACAAGTATCAATGTTATTATCAATGTTGATAATATCAGAAGTGTATTCTCCAAGTTTAAAATTAACTGATTTCATCTCAACGTCTATTTTTGCAGCACCAAGTGAAACAGCCAATCCCATTTCTTGTTCAAAAGAACAAACGTGACCAGCAGTAAGAACATAAGATCCAGCATTTGTTCTCATGACAACAGCACCAGAACCGCTAGAACGTGCCTCTTTCGATAGACATTCAGCAGGATCTGCTGGATTACAGACTGTGATTACAACCTTTTGTTTTATTTTAACAAATGTATCACGAGCGTCTCTCGAAAAGTCTAGATTCGACGTAGCACAAGAAAGTGCTGAAAGACTAAATAGGAATAGTGTTAGTATTTGTATGACTCTTTTACGCATATCCTAACTAGTTTTAAAAAAGTTTAAACTTTAATATTTTCTGGTAGTATTTATAACACGAGGTAATCCTGTGAAAAAAACATTCGTATTAGACACCTGTGTCTTTCTATCCGACCCCAACTGTTTAAAACACTTCGAGGAGAACGATATTGTTGTCCCTCTTAAAGTTTTAGATGAAATAGATAAAAACAAAGCCAGACAAGATGGAGCAGGATTTAATGCTCGTTATGTTATCCGGATCCTAGATGTTTATAGGACAAAGGGCAGTCTATTCAAGGGAGTTTCTCTTGGAGAAGGCAAAGGTAAGCTGTTCGTACAACACTACGAAACAGAAGGCTTACCACACGATTTTGACCTATCGGTACCAGATAACCAAATCATAGCCACCGCTCTTACAGAAAAAGCAAAATACAAAAGAAAAAAAGTCGTTGTTGTTTCGCAAGACATCAACATGCGCGTCAAATGCGATTCTCTTGGATTATTGTGTGAAGATTATGTGGCTCACGATACAGTTGAAAACAAAGACGAAGTATTCACAGGTCTTACAAAATACCTTGTCGATGAGCAAGTTGTTGATAACTTCTACGCTGGCGAAGACATTTTTGCCGACAAAGAAGAGATAAAACTCCAACCAAACCAGTATGTAATGCTCGTGTCTAACTCAAACGACAAGAAAACTGCTTTGGCTAGGTTTTACAAATACAACGACCCTCTTGTAAAAATGTATAAGATGGATGATGTATGGGGTATTGACGCTAGAAACAAAGAGCAATCATTTGCCCTCGAACTCTTGATGGATCCAGATGTCGAAGTTGTGTCTCTTATTGGTCAGGCTGGCTCTGGTAAAACCCTACTAGCAGTAGCAGCAGGATTGGAACAGGTATTAGGCGATAATAATGAGTATAAAAAACTTATTGTATCCAGACCAATCCAGCCACTTGGTAAAGACATCGGCTATTTGCCCGGAACACTTGAGGAAAAAATGGATCCTTGGCTGATGCCCATCAAGGATAATCTAGAGTTTTTACTAGGAAATGATAGAGATACAGTCAAAATGTACTTCGAGAAGGGTGTGATCGAGATAGAAGCCATCACATACATCCGAGGGCGTTCTATCACTAATGCCTTCATTATTATTGACGAAGCACAAAACCTCACACGACACGAACTTAAGACTATTCTTACCCGTGTTGGCGAGGGAACAAAAATAATTCTTACCGGGGACATCGAACAAATCGACAACATCTACATCGACGAGACCTCTAACGGACTTACCTATGCTGTTGAGAAGTTCAAAGAGCATGATATATCAGGTCACATTACCCTCCAAAAAGGTGAGCGGTCAAAGGTTGCTACTCTAGCAGCAAAGATTTTATAACTTTTTCTTGACAAAACTTAAATATTACATTATATTATAATATATTAGGACTTGTAGCTCAGTTGGTTAGAGCACACCGCTCATAACGGTTAGGTCCTCGGTTCGAGTCCGAGCGGGTCCACCAAATACGGAGAAAAAATGGATATTGAGTTTAAAGAAAC